TTGGTCGTCTTATAAATGTCAGCAGTAACTGGACGTTTTTAAATAATGTTGAAGTTCATCCAGGTGACTTTGAAAATACCATTAACTTAACAGCAACTGGTATACCATATCACGGATATGGCAGCATTTATGCAAACACAGTTCCGCTTGCAGAATATTATAACCGTAGTTGGGTATGGCGAGGTGGTAAAACAGTAACTGAAAATGCACAAACAGTTGGGCAAGCTATCGTAGGTTTCTGGCTCAATGGTGTTGCAATTTATTCACCAAGCACAGATACAGCACCGCCTTTTGGATTTACAACACCAACTGGATTTCACTTTGACCAAAGTTATGCAAATGGTGTTGCACAAGGTCAAATAGCCGATGGTCAACATTGGTATAAACAGGATTTAGCTGGCGGTCGTGCAAAAACTACAGGTCGTTACTTTTATAGTGATTATAGCTTTGCACCAATATGGATAAGTGGGCAAGGTGGTCGTCCATATAGTTCAACTGTGCATGGTTTACCAGAAATAAATGTTATTCCTTATCTTAATGGCAGTTTATATCATCCTGATGGTCATAGCAAAATACTTGGTTTTAGTTTAGATGGTTTTCCAATTTATGGCCCAAGTGGTTATGTTAATCCTCTTGACGCAAGCAGTGGTGTAAAAAACCTTGCAAGCGGTTATGGATTGCGTCCAAGTTCGTATCGTGCAGCAACGACTGCATATGATTTAGCAACTTATCCTATGGGTATGTTTATAGAAGATTATCAGTTTAATGGAACTGGTGACCTAGATGGACACAATGGTCGTTATTGTGTTACACCTGATTATCCTACAGGAACATATGCATATTTCTGTAGTGTAAATGGTAGTGGTAGTCCAGTTTATCCTTATGTAGTCGGTGAAACTTTTTATCAACAAGTTGATATTCTTACACAAGAACCAGCACAGGGTTATGGCACAGGTTATCCAGTATGGATCACACCAAAGGGTAATCTTGGTAAAGTTCAATCATTACAATTTTTTGAAATTGGGCTACAAGCAGTTGATCCTACTGGACAGCCAGATGGAAAAGATGTAAATTATGCACTTATTGCAGGTAAATTACCCGCTGGTATGCAAATTGATAGTAGTGGTCAAGTTACAGGTAATCCAAAAGATACATATAGTGTTGATGGTGTTCCCGAAGCAGTTACACAAGATCGCACAAGTGATTTTACCATACGTGCGTTTAGTAGTAGTGGCAAAATAACAGACCGCAGTTTTAGTATTACGGTAACTGGTAATTATCCACCACAGTTACTAACAAGTAATTATACTACGTTAGGTGAATTTACTGATGGTATTATTATCAATATACCTATAAGCGCAGTTGATCTTAATAGTGATAAATTGACATTTTCTTTATTAAGTGGAAACTTACCACTTGGCACAAGTTTAAGTAGTGATGGTATTATAAGTGGTCCACTTATTCCAAACTACGTTCCACCGAGTGGTTGGGATATTGATGCAAATCCTTGGGATACTGTTCCATACGATCAAACTGATTTATTATTACCACCTGGTCAAACTTTTACAAGTTATGGTAAAATAACATATTTTTTTACCATTCAAGTCAGTGATGGTAAAAGTTTTGACATAAAAAATTATAGTATTGTTGTTTACAATCATGAATCATTGACTGCTGATAGTACACTAATCACAGATGATGAAACTAATTTCACAAGTGATAGCAGTAATTATCGTCGTCCATTGTTATTAACCGAAACAATGGGAGATTATACTACATTCACGAGTGGTAATTATTTTGCATTCAAGTTTGAAGGCATAGATTACGATAATATTAATGTTGGTTATAGTGTTGTTGGAACTAGTGGAACAGGTTGGGATGCTGATACAACTTCATGGGACAGTAACCCATGGGATCAAAGTAATTTCTCTTTACCACCTGGTTTAATCCTTGATGCAGCAACTGGTTGGATGACAGGATTTGTTCCTGAACAATCTTATGTAAGTCAAAGTTATAGTTTTGGTGTTCAAGTTTACAGTATTATAGACCCTACAATTGTAAGTGAGTATCGTGTATTCACCGTGACAATTCTTGGTGCTACAAGTCTTGGAATTAACTGGATAACACCAAGTAGTTTAGGAGCTATTAATACTGGAGATATCAGTCAATTATTAGTTAGTGCAACTGCTGCTAGTGGCAGAACGTTATATTATTCACTTGCAAGTGGAAGTAAAATACCACAAGGATTGACATTATTAAATGATGGCAGTATAAGTGGTCGTGTAAGTTTCCAACAATTCAGTTTAGATAAAGGGTCAACAACATTTGATGTTAAAAATACTACAAATGGTGTAACTACATCGCCAACCACGATTGATAGAACTTATACATTTATTGTAAATGCGACTGATTATAGCAAAGATATAAGCGGACAAAAAACATTTACTTTAACAGTAGATAGTGTAACATATGAACCGTATGATAACTTATATGTAGTTTGCTTGCCAAGCGTGGCAAAACGTAACGTTCTTACAACAATATTAGGTAACACTGATTACTTTAAATTACAAGATATCTATCGCCCAAATGATCCTTATTGGGGCATACAAAGTGATATTAAGGCTTTGGTTGGTTATGGTTTGACAAGTAGCCAAGCAAGTGATTATATAAATGTAATGAAACATCGTCATTTTAATAAAAAATTCTATTTTGGTGATTATCATTATGCAACCGCTACTGATGCAAATGGCAATGCACTTTATGATGTGGTGTATGTTGACCTTGTTGAAGATACTAAAACTTATAAAGATGTAAATGGTTATCTTACAGCAAGTGTTCCACAGCCAAGTTTCTTAATTCATGATGGCAGAAGATTATATCCAAATGATCTTACACTCATGAATAATGATTTGGTTGTTGGTATTGGTGAAACAAATACTAACACGCTTCCACAATGGGAAACAAGTATTCAAAATGATGGTAGAATTTTAGGATTTCAAACTGCAGCAGTATTGGCTTATCTAAAACCAGGCACTGGCGAACGTGTGCTATATTTGTTAAAACATGGTGTGCCTAGTGATATTAAATTAGTGCCATTTATGGCTGACCGTTATATATTTGATAATAACCTCGACATAAACTATGATATTGCAACTGGTTATTACTATTCAAAGAAATATACTACATTTGATACGGGTTATGTGTTAAGTATCACACCAACCGCAACAGTTGGATATGCATTAGATATACCGTTCGACCATGTTGACGGTGCAACAATCACACAGATTAATGCTATAGGTGGGATGGATGGTGATGAGAGTGGTGATTGGGATGGTAGATATGTTGTATTCAGCACTCAACAAAACTATAACCCAATAGAATTTCCAATACTTTACAATGACGGTTGGAATCAAAATGGCGCAGTAATACCAGGTTATGCAGAAGTTAAAAATGGCACCGCATCTGTGAACAAACGTGGTGGTGTCTGGCAGATAAGCATATCAAACAGAACGGTATCATTATCATTTGTTCAAGAAATTGCATTAAATGATGTTGTGCTTATTCAGCTTGGTGCAAAGGCAACCCAAACTTGGCAATATAGTAGTAAAAATGTTGGAGTTAGTAGTCAAACTGTTCCAAAATATGAAAAGGGCGATTTCCAAACATTACAGTTGAAATCACCAACAACATTTGATAAAACCAAAACGCAATTTATCAATAATCAAGATCAATATCAGTTGCCGTTTGCAAATGATAGTTACTTGAAATTCCCATTACAAAATATCTTGCAAACTGCTACATAAATAAATATAGTTGTTGGAAACATTAAATGAGTAACATTAACCCTAATAATATCAATTCTGCTTATCCCGTTGCTGGTGTTGATAACGACAGCCAAGGCTTTCGTGATAACTTCACAAATATTAAAAATAACTTTGCGTATGCTCAAAGTGAACTTAATGATTTGCAAAGTAAAGCAATCGTAAAAAGTGCGCTAAGTGGAACAACGTTGAATAACAATATGGGTGGAACACTTTTAAGCAGTGCGCAAATCCAAGATTTTCGTGAAACAGAATATGACAATGGTATCATTTCTACTAACGTCACATTAGATCATAGTCGTGGACATTATCAAAAAGTTCAAACAAACGGAACCATCACTCTTGCTTTTGCAAACTTTCCTGCAGCAGGCACGGTTGGTCGCATTCGTCTTAAGTTAAACGTAACAAGCACAAGTCATCGTGTTATTCTACCTGCGTCAGTTAGTATTGGAACAAAGTATCTACAAGATTATCTCCAAACTAATAATAGTATTGGTTATACACAAAGTGGTACTGGCATTTATTGGTATGAATTTGTTAGTGATGATGCTGGTGCGACTATCACTATTTTCCCATTGAGCCGTCCACGTGTAAACCCAGATTATCTTTATTCAAACGTAAGCAATGGAACAAGTGCAGTAAACACTACTAACGTAAGTGTTATCAGCAAGTTAGTTCTTGATAATGGTGCAGCAGGTGCTCTTGCAAACGTAAAGGTAACATTCCCAAGTTATCCAATGGATGGTTCATTCTTAACAATTGCTTCTAATGTTTCAGTAAGTAATTTGTTCCTTGTTGCTGGTAACGTAATTTATGGTAACACTACAACTTTGGCTCCAAATACCCATCTTGGTTACACTTTTATAAACAGTGCTGGCAAGTGGTTCCGCACACAATTTTAAATATTGACTCCTGATATAATAATAACTATATTATATCAGGAGTATTACAATGACTGATTTAAAACTTTACCAAGATTTTGTTCTAGCAGTAACTAGTGAACCAAGTAAGCATGAGTATGCTTTTACTGAACGTTTTGACCAATTAAGTCAATATCAAGACGATAAAACCAAAATTAATCCTGCATTGTTATTAACTGCTGGCATGGGATTAAGTGCCGAAAGTGGTGAGTTTAATGAAATCATCAAGAAGATGTTCTTTCAAGGAAAACCGCTAAATGAGGAAAACGTATTTCATATGAAGCGTGAACTTGGCGATATCATATGGTATTGGATGAACGCTTGCACCGCACTTGGACTTGATCCAAATGATGTAATTAATGAAAATGTTAAGAAATTAGAATCACGTTATCCAGGCGGTAGTTTTGATGCTTGGCATAGCGAAAACCGCAAACAAGGCGATCTATGATGCATCCATTCATGCCTGATTTAAACGGCAAAAATATTGATGATCTTCTAAAGGAAATCAACAATGTGCATAAAAAAATGGCATGGGCTGCTAGAATGGGACAAAATCATATGATTCAGCAAATGCGTATTGTTGCCGATACTTACCAAGAAGAAATCAATAAACGTTATCAACAAGAAGCACAAGCCGCAAAAGAGAACCCAATTTTCAAAGATAGTTTGGATATCGGATGAGTGACATAAGTTGGACAGCAGAGTTTACTGCTATAAATTGTTATAGAGATATAATTGAACCATGCAATTATACTATAAGCATAGATTTTAATGATCAATCACAAGAAGAACAAGACCCATTTACTGCATTTGGTCGTATTCGCTACTTAATGAAAGAATTATACCAAGATGCAATTTTTGTTTATGTTGCTAATCCACTACTTCCCATCTTACATAAAAAATTTAGTCCTCGTATTATAACAATGCCATATGCGCCAAGTAATTTTGCTATTGGATTGGTTACTTGGTATAAGATTTTAAGTATCACACAAGGGCGTGTGTCCATGGAACATATTGGTGTAAGTTGTGATAAGAGCGATGATCTTACGCTACATATTGATGAAGAGATTGCAACTAGTGACGAAGTAATGGCTGATATGGCTTTTAAAAATTGGGAAAAACCTGCATGGTGGTTTAGAAATACACCAACAACTTGGGATATTCCGCTCGTTAAGAAAAAAGATATCGAAGTTGTATATGATGAAAATGAATGGCCAGAAAACTTGCAATGGGAACAAAAACCTGTTACAATGCCTAAGAAGAAAAAGGTGGAAAGTAATATCGTTCCACTGAAAAAATGGAAGCCAGAGGTTATCAAAGGTGATAAATCTTGACGAGTATGGTCGCAGTATTATAAGTGATAGTGAGTTAGCGGAATTATTATATGTAAATCCGCAACTTGCTGTTGATGATATTGCTATTGTAAATCCAGAAAAGTATAATTCTGCTATCAAGAGTTTGTATCTTGATTATAAACCGCTGCAAAAATTAGCAACATTAAATGGCACAATAGCAGAATATCATGAACAGAACCAACAGCAATGGTTTATGCCCGATGAATACAAGAACATGGATATTGCCAAGTGGATATTAGAACAGTGTGCGGATCAAAATGAATTACAACGTTCTGGTCAAGAACTATTAGTGTATGCTGAACGTAATTTATTACCACTGTTGCAATATCTTAAATATCTTGTTGACATCATGCGTAAGAATAATGTAGTATGGGGTGTTGGTCGTGGTTCGAGCGTTGCAAGTTTTGTTTTATACTTGATTGGCGTTCATCGTATCCATAGTCTGAAACAAAATTTAGACTTCAACGAATTCATGCGTTAAATACGCAAAGGAGTATAAATGTATCGTACAGCAAATGGCAGATTTTTAGATATAAATGCCTTAAAAATACAACAAGAAAAAACTATTGCTGTGGGTAATAGCAGACAAAATGCACGTGGTGATATCATCGGACCAGGTGGACAAATTGTTGAAACAAGGGATCAGCGAATGAAAGATTATTATAATGCTCAAAAAGGCAGTCCATTACAAGATACCCCAATTTATAGCACTGTTGATGAAGCAAATGCCGCATTAGTTGCTGACATTTTTGAAACACCAACACCATTAGAAAACATCATTGATTCACAACAAGAGTCTACACCTGTTGATCCAAATACACCAGCACCAACAAGTGGTGGCGTAAATGATGCAATTGCACGTAGTCAAGAACTTGCAGAACGTTTGAGAAACCAGAGAAGAAGAATATGAAAACTATTGGACCACGCAGTAGCACTCTACA